CGATAACACCATTGCGTAGCTCGTCATAGAACTCTTGCTGTGTCTTGGCTTGCTCTATTGGTTTATCGTTCATTGCTTCATACTCCTTACAAGCTCTGCGGCACTGTCCATCCATCGTCTACCCATGATGTCGTCAGGTGAGCATCCATCACGTGCCTTTTCAAAACGCTGTGCCACTTCTTCGATGACGTTGTTGCGTGCCTGTGACAATTCTGTCTGTCGTCTAACCAAGTCTTGTGCTATTTTGCTCAGTCGTTCAATGTTATCGAACGCCTCGTCCTCTTCCGGTGTGGTCGGTTCAATCATCCTTGCCCCCATTCTGTAAAAAATAAATTGCCGCAATAAACACTGCGCCAACAACCACCACCATGAAAGCTCCAAACGCCATTAAAGTTACAGTGACGATAACATCCCACATGTCAACCTCCAAACAGCTTCTTCAGCTCATCATACAAAGCTCGCGCCTGTTTTAAGCCAATGTTGTTGATAATTGTGTCCGCATCCCACTGAGTTGTTATGGTACTTTTAGGTGTCAGCGCGGCAATGCCAGCACTCTTTGGCACCGCCTTCGGTTTACTCACAATCTTGTTGATGCGCTTACCCGCTGCTCTGAACTGTCTCGTTGACTTCAGCGGTGTGTAACTGGGTATACATACGGTATACCTCCCGTTGTGGTCTTTCACCATCTGGTTTTGTTTTGTGAACTGCGTAAGCAACGAGCCTATCGACCCTGAGTTGAACCCCCTTGCAACAAGTACTGAGCGTATCTCACCGCTGGTCTTGTTTGGGTTGTTCTTGACATAGTTGAATGTCTCTTGCGTCACGTTGTTGGTTGGCGTGAATTGTTGTGGTAATACTTTCACTTTTTTCTCCTGTTGAATTTGTTTGTCGTCTTGTTCCCACGTTGAAAGCGCAGTGGACAGCGCGGTCTTTAAATCAGGCATGCTGCTTCTCCTTGTGTTAACTCTGTTGGTATCTCGACTTCATCACCCATCTTGGACGCAACATAGCAACGCATGGCTGCAATGAGGGGGGTGGGGCCACATACAAAGGCATCCCGATAGAGTTTTATTGATTCCTCCCCTATGCCGACTGCTTTATTTGCCCCTAATGTTGCCGCCCACAATCGCCGCCCCATATGCCCCGCTTTTTCGCGCACAATAAAAATGCTTTCCCTCTCAATAATCATCCCACCTTGTGCCCAGTTGGTTGATGGGCTAATAGGGTCACTGTGTAAACCCATGTCCCCACGAAAAACTCGCACTGTGCCGTTGAGCACGACTGGTATGGACTTGAATGGTGCGGGCATGTCGCACTCGCACTTCACCACCGCCCAATCAAGGGCGGCTCCTGTCAGTTGGTTTGTTTTCATTTGTGTTTTTCTTTGCATGAGTGTTCCCTCCTCTTAGAAACTGAACTTACTTAAGATTGCGTCAACATTCTTCTTGACATCTTGACGCACAGCCTCGTTCTTGCGTAGCTCAGTTGGTGTGACACCAACCAGTACTTGTTCGAGGTCACGACGCGCTGTCTCCAACGCGGTGTCGTTCACAATGTTGAGTGCCTTGGTCAGGTCACACAGCTCCAACGCACCTTCTACCAAGGTGTCGTGAAAGCGACGAGGCTTCGCCTCACCTTGTACATAGTCAGTTGTCAGTCGGTCAGACATACGCTTGAGGTGACTGCCAAGGCGTTCACGCACATCTGCCATTGCATGGTCGATGCGTTCTTGTGTCAGCTTGTCGAGCTTGGCTTTCAACTCAGCCTGTGCGGCATTGCCCACATCTACGCGGAAGTCACCCGATGTAGGCACAGGCATGTAGTTAACACGAAACGAAAACTTGGTCATGATTTCGTTGGCACTTGGGTAGTCATCTCTCTTGAACATATCGCCCAGAGCCATAGCCTGCGCAGTAATCAGCGAGGGATAGATTGCCACGAATGACTTGACTATCGCAGTGAACTCATGCTCGAAGTCGTCCAGCTTTTCTGTGAAAGATATGAACGATGTATTGGGTAACAAGCGCAGACCAGAGTCAGACCAAGGTGAGGTCTTGTCATACACATACTGACGCGCACGACCGACAGCTTGCTGGATAACCTCCAACTCTGTACGACCTGCAAGCAGGTGTTTGTTGACACGCGCCGCATCCTTGGCGGCGGCGTGCTTGGTTGCTACAACCTCATCGGTTGTTGTCCTGTCCAGCTTGCGTGCTGTCCAGACAGAGGCGTTGAATTCAACGAGCATCGCGCATGTGTCGATGTTGTAACGGGGTGTAGTTGATGTGTTCATGTTGTGCTCTCCTTGGTTGATTGATTACTTGTTACCGAAATAAATTTTGTGCTCGGACAACATCTTGCCGAAGTTGGCAATGGTTGCGAACACACCTACACGCTGAGATGTAGCGACGGTATTGCAGAAGATTGACTGCATCTCTGCACGCATACGCCATACATACTCAGTGACTGCCTCAGCTTCTTCGCGTGTCTGTGCACGAGATACAAACTGGAAGACTTGAATCAACTGCGCGGTTGGGTTGTCAGACATCGGTGCCTTGGCAGGGTCAGCGATAACACGCGCATAGTCACAGATGTCACGACCGAAGCGAACGAACGATGCCATTGCCTCGGCAGTAACGACACCGACAGTACCGATAAGTGCATGCTCGAGTGTGTCGTCGTCGAGTGTGTGCATGCCCTCGTCCAAGATGTCACCAGCGGCAACGAGGGAACGAGGCGTTGCATACGCGAGTTGTGTGGACTTGGGATTGAAGATGTGTGCGTTGTCTTTGGACAGCGTCTTACCCTCAAACTTGCCACCCTTCTCGTAGTCGAGGAACGAGTCCATGACCATTGGGTTGTTGTCAACGAATGCAATGACCATCGGACTGACACCCGCATCGGTAGCCCAACGCACCCACTCGACAGCAGTCGGCTTGCGCATCTTGACGAACACAAGACGATTGCGTAGGTGAGCTTGGATGGAATCGCCAAGACCCTCGACCGAAAGATTGGTAGCGGCAAAGACAACGCTACCCTCGACGAAGTGATAGTTGCCAACGCGTTGCTCGTAGACGATAGGCGCAAGAACATTCTTGATGAACTGCGGTGCCTTGGCTATCTCATCTAAGAACGCCATGATAGGTTTGCCACCGTTAACGCCGCGCTGATTAGTCTTGGATACACCGAAGCGTTCATTGGGAAGCTCACGCGACACGCCGTTCTCACGGTCAAGGTCAGGCATCCACACCGAGCCATCGGACAACTGAGTGCAGTCGATGGGGTCAACGGCAATGTGATTGGCAAACTTAGGCAGACGCTTGAGTTGATGGAACAACGCAGTCTTGCCGATACCGTTCTCGCCCTCGACGATGACGGTACGCTTGTGACCCACAGCAGAGATGAGGTCAATGACTTGAGAAGAAGAGAGATATTTATCCATGATTACTTTCCTTTGTGTTGATTAAAGATTGATATGCAAGACCTTGCCGTGAGTGGGAACGAACGAGTCGTTGTCCACCACACCCCACAGAGACGGCATCGGGGTGCTAGGCGTATCGCAACCGAGGTATCCATCGGTTAGCCACACGATTGCTTTGGCATCTATCTTGTGCTCACGAATGTAGTCGACAACAACTTGTGGAGTTGTGCCACCACCACCTTGAGGTTTCAAGAGAGATGCAATCTGCTCATAGTCAGCAGGCTTGAACACTTGGTCACCGCACACTTCGTTGTCCCACCACAAGATACGAACAACCTCGGGTTTTACTTGCGAGAGCATACGAGCAATCTCACCAAAGAGCAGACGATAGTGCGGATACATAGAGCCTGATGTATCAGGTGCAAGGATAAGCTCACCGACTGTCTCGTTGAAGTGTGAGGGCATGATGAAGCCAGACGCAAGCAGTCGTTTGTTGGGAGGACAGAAGCGTGAGTTCTCGTCACCACTACACACAGACACAAGCCAGTCTTGCATGGATGGTATCCAGTTAGTCATGCGTTCCTTGGCATGACCGAAGATGTCACGCCCGCCACCACCTTTGCCCGCCAACTTACGAGCAAGCATCTCGCCTTGACGATTGGCATCGTCAATCTGTTTGCTCAGTTTTTCTTTCTCATCATCGGCAAACTCGCCATCCTCATGTGCATCGATGGGTTCATCGTATCCGTGGTCATCGCTGTTGCCGCCCTCGCCATCCTCGGGTTCCTTGCGTCCTTGTTTGATGAGGTCGTTGAGTACCTGAGGGAAAGACCAGCCGAAGTACTTGCGGTCAATCAGTAGCGTTTGTGTGGGGCGTTCAACGAATGTGAAGTTGGGGTCAAGCTCTTCGATGAGTGCGTTGACCACATAGTCCTGCGCGATGTTGCTGAGCTTAGGCATGCGCTTAATCTCTGCACGATACAACACACAATGCTTGAGTGCCACATGGAAGTTCTCATGCAGTACTAGGTAGCGCAGTTGCTTGCGGTTGAGTGGCGCGATGAAAGTAGAACCATACTTCTTGTCACGCCCGTTAGTGGATGCGGTAGGCACCTTGTCCGATACCTCGGACTTGCCCATACATATCACACCGCTGAGCAATGCAAACCGATGGTCACGCATGCAGTCGATGTTGCAAGCCTGAACCCGTTGGGTGAGGGTCATCTTCTCGAAAGTCATTTGCTTCTCCTGTTTAGTGTTTGTACAATTCTAGCATGCCTGTCAAAGGTTTGACAGGCTTAGATTGCTAGGGGTTTTTACCAGTGCACATTACTGCGCGGGTAATCTTTCTCCACAACAAATTGTGGAATAGTCTGCTTGACCGACTTCTTGTCCAAGTCCAGCGCCTTGAGGATGCGGGTCGACACCGTTTTGCGTAGGTCTTCTGCGGTGATGGGCTTGTCCAGTTTGTCGATGCTGTCGTTCTGGTTATTTCTCCATGCGTAGTCAAGCGTGAAGCCCTTTTGGTCGTATGCACGCTTGGATGCCAACACATTCACCGCGTCTTGACACATCTCAAAGAAATCATCAACCATTGATTGCGGTGGTGGGTCGTAGTTCGCTATTGCCTCGACTGCTTCACGATAGTGGTATGTCTGCATACCGCTGCCCCACGGACGACCTTTGCCGTTGCTCAGCTCTGCGCTTGCAACAAACTCAGGCAGTCGCATCTGTGCAAGCATGATGAAGTTATCGAACTTCTTGAGTATCTCTGCGCGTGCCGCCTTGTCATCGTTGCCCGACACCATTCTGTAATGTGGTGTGTGGACTGAATGCGCGGGGTCGAGGAACCCATCAACGAATATGAAGTCAGCGCTGAAGCTAACGCCGTCGTTGTGTAAGGATGACCTGTTGTAGATGGGTGCCACCACTTTCGTGCCATCAGCAAGCTCTGTTGTGTGACTTCTTGATACGCCAAGGACATGGTACATAAAGTCTTTGCTGGTAACTGAGTTGCCACCCATGTACAAGCGGCGTTCATGTTTCTTGCCGTCGACCATCGTGGGTTCGTGGTACCTTGCCATCACTGTGTTGTACAGAACGACATCGTAGTACTCGGGGTGCTTGACCACGCGGTAGTGGTGGTAGGTCTTGTACAATGGGCGTTCGTTCTCTGCCCACTTCTTACTGCGTACTGCGCCGCGCTTGTTGAACACTGATGTTGCTTCAGTGTAGTTGCGTACCCAAGATAGGTGTCTTGTTGTGTTTCCAAACATGTTGCTTACTCCTGTGTTGTTGATTTGATTGCGGGGAACTCGGTGTTGAGTGAGTGCGATGTGTAGATGTAGTCCCAAAGGTCATCGGCATCGCCATCTTGATTGGATTCTTCTGCGCCATCCTCACCTAGCGTGATGATGCGATACCCTGCACCCTCATACAACTCGATTGCCCAATCCAACATTGCATGGTGTGCCCTCACATCATCGTAGCTGTCGTACCACTTCACATCCTCTGCTTCAAATGTGATGATTGGTTGCTCATACTTTGTTTCACAAGCATCGATTGCTTCTGTCCAAAGTGTTTCGTTGCGATGCTTGACTAACTCAACGAATGTGTCTCGTTGCTCTACTGTGTTAAAGCGTATGACATACGCTACATCTGACCTATACCCCATCTTCTATCTCCCCTTTGTTGTTGAATCTCCAGCCATTGATGTATATGAGGTCTTTGAATGCTTCCTCACTTGTGTAGCCCTCATACTCCTCTCTCAAAGCGTCATAGATTTCATCGGCGTATTCTTTTGCCCGACTAATCGCAAACTCTTCAAGCTCGCATACCAAGCGTTCGGTGTCGATTGCTTGGTCTAACTCATGCACCGACGCACCTTGCAAGATGCCGTAATCAAGTACATCGCCGTTGTCCTCACCCAAAGATGCGAAGCACTTGATGCCGTCGTAGCTCATCGTCCCTGAGTGGTTGTAGTAGAACGCCCTGCGTTGCACGCCCATCGTTGGTTCTACCCATTGATTGCGTATAAGCTCGACCAGTACTGTGTACCTTGAGAACTCAGGATGTTCGTGTGTGACGAAGTGCTCAATGAACGGCATGAGTTGTACACACCCTGTCCACGAAGCACCATCGCCTTGAGAAGAAAACCCGTTGAATTGAATTTCATCAATGCTGAAACCTTTAGCGAAGCCCTCTTCTTTGAAGCGTTCGTATACACACTCGTACCAATCATCAGGCGGTTCGCCATACAGGCGTATGGCGTTGTCCTTTGCTTGTTGTGATAGGTCTTCAAATTCCACGGTTTCTGTCCCATACAACTCGTACATTCCATTCCTCCATTTCTTTGTGTATTGCTTTCTCGACATACTCGTCTATCACTTTGTTCAACGCCTCCTTCAGTTTCTTGTCAAGTATCTCTTCCATAGTTTCAATAATCATCTCCTCCACACGGCTTGCGTCAGGATAGTCGTTGCTGTCCAAGTACATCTCTATCTTGTCGTCAACATCGTACGCATCAAACTTGTCATCGAAGTCATAGTCTGTGATTGCGTCGTGTATCTGGTCGCTGATGTCTGTGTCACGAATTTCTCTGCGAACCTGCTCAGTGATGACGTCGTCGACGATGTCTCTAACGCTGTCTTGCGTCAGGTGTTCCTCTGTGTCGTTGTGTTCATCTATTGATTCTTCTGTGATGTCTTTGATTGCCTCCCTGAACGACTCGTCGATGTACTTCACAGCACTATGAGCTTCGAGCACGGCGCTGACCTTCTCGTTGACTTGTGTATCAATGTGCTCATTGATAGCGTGCAGTAGTGTGTGTATGAGAGTTGGCTTGGGCTGAGGCGTTGGGGCTACCTCGGGGGTTAGCTGTGTTGCTTGTTCCAACGCTTGTGTTTCTGGTTGAGTGATTTGATTCATGATTGCTTTCCTTTTTAAAATGTTGGTGAAGCGCACCAACGACGCAACTGGCAGACACCATGTCTGCGAGTTTTTCTACGATGAGTGTTCCCTACGCTATGCGCCATGCGAATAGGTCGAGGAGGAGGACTACGAGTGCGGCTGTGTACACAAGTACAAAGGTGAGGTTGGTCATGTTGTTAGTCTTTCCTTGGGTGTGTATTTCATTCTTCTAACTCCCTGAATTTAAATGGCACATTTACTTTACTCAACATGTTGCCCTCACAATCAAAGACAACCATATTGAAGAACCCCAGTTCTTGGCGTATGTGTACATAGCCGATGTCTTTTGTGACTTCGTGGTGCGCGTCGCTGTACACATCAAACTTGATAACGACTGAATCGTCATTGAGTCTGTCTGTACGCAAGGCAATGCGTTCATAGCTTTTCAATTTCATTCTGCTTCTCCTTGATAACACCAAACATCCTGTTGCAAAGCATCAGGTTCGTATTCGCCATTGGCAATTTCCAACAGCATGGACACCAGCGTGTCCATAGTCACATCACTTCCCAGCCATGCGACCAGTTGTTCTCTTGTTACTTTCATTCTGCTTCTCCCTCAATAGTTCTGATTGCTTCTTCAATGGCGGCTATGCCATCGTCCTTGTTGCCCTTTGTCAGGTCGTACAGGGCGGCGTTGAGAATCTCCCACACCAGTTGTGCGGTGCGTGCGTCTATGTCTTTAATCATTCTTCTCTCCCAAAGTTGTTTGTACAAACTAGCAGACACCATGTCTGCCAGTTACTTACGCCGAGCCAGTAGCTCGGGCACTTTCATGCGTTCCTTCTCCTCCTTTCCTATGCTCATCCATCTGTCACGCAAGGACTCGACTCCGAAGTCGGACACCAAGTCCCACCAATCTTTCTTAATCCTTTTGTACTTGTGCGGGTCTGCCTCAAAGTCGAGAAGTATCTTGCTTCTCTCCCGCTTCAGTACGCCCTCGTACTTATCCAACAGCCCTGCGTACACATCGTTGCCCGCCTCATGGGCGTAGCGTAGCTGTGCATTTATCTTTCTGATTTCATATGTCATGGGTGCAAGGGTTTCTTTGAGTTGTCTGCGCCATTGGTCAACCCACGCTTCGTATCTCGCCTTGCTCATGATGAGCCGCGCCATGCGTTTGCGTTCGTCCAGTAGCAGCTTTGCTTTCACTTCGCTTATGTCACCACTCACCATCATGTTGTGCAGTTGCTTGGGTGTCTGCTTGCGTGGGGGTGTGCGCTTGGGTTGGCAGTCCTTGCAGTTCTTTGAGCTGATGGTCATGAGTACCTCACCTTTCATACCCCGTGCTTGCATTTGGGCACGAGATAGTCGGCGTTTGAATTGTGCAAGGGGCTTGTCTGCCCCACATTTGGCACATTTTTTGTAGTCCTTTTGCATGAGAAAGACCTTTCCTTTTAGTGGGAGATACCCACTTGTTGCTCGACGATACCCACCATTTTGCGTACTTGGACACTCTAGTGGGTGCGGTGTTTTACCAGTAAACATCGAGGATTGTAGAGCACCATCCCCACATACCTACCCAGTTTCCAGAGAACACAAACCTTTTTTCTTTTTTTCAAAGCAAACCACACCCACTTGCCCGTATATATATATATCTATCTTTTAATCTCTTATATATATATAGGTATTGTGGGCTGGACATTGCTTGAAGCCCCGCCAACGCTGGAAGAATTGCGCACCCAGTAGTGTGTCCAGTTGCGCAGAATGGTGGGTATGATACCCACTACTGTATATAAACACAGTAGAAGGAGTAGTTACTGTATGTTCATGCAGCTTTTTGTTATTTTTTGAACTGGCAGACATCGTGTCTGCCAGTTTGCCTGTTGTCAGAGGAGTTTGAGTTGTGTGCATTGGGCTTTTATGGTGTGCCACTCCTCTTTCCATCTTGCCTGTCGCAAGGCTTCGGCACGCCTTGGGTCTTTGCGCCTGAGTTCCTCATCGGCTTTGAGTTGCGCCTTGAGGGCGCTGAGTTTGGATTTGATTTCGGGTTTCATTGGGCTTCCTTTCAGACAAACAGATACCAGACGGGAGAGAATGTGCGCTTGCAGGCAATAGCCATGCGGTATTCGTGCGCAAGGATTTGACGGATTTCTTTGAGTTGAGCTTTAGTCATGATGCTTTCCTTGGGTTTAGTAGTTGCGGAAGGATGGGTTGTCGAGCAAGAACGCTTTGAGTTCTTCACCAATGGCTTTAGCCCAACGGCGTTTGTTCGTGCGGAAACAGTAGTCTTGAAGGGTGATGAGTCTTAGGTAGTGTTGTGTCATGATGCTTTCCAGTTGAGTTGATTGACAAAGAAAAGAACAGCGGTGGGACGAGACATCCACACCGCTTTGAAAAAACTCGCAGACAAGATGTCTGCCAGTTTCAGATTGAAGCCAAGAAGCGACGCTTCTCAGCCGCAGTCATTCCCTCGTACGCTGCCACAAGGCGAGCAACCTTGTCCTTCTTCTTGCTTGTCTTTGGTTTCTTTGCGTCTGCCTCGACATCCACAAAGATGTTGTCGAGAATCCTATCGGTGCGTCTTTGCTCGGCAGTACCTCGCCCGAATGTCCAGCCACGCTGTCCCTCGTAAGGCTTGCGTGTGACCTTGGGCAGTTGCGTCACATAGAACACGACATAAGGCACAGCGTCCTTGCGTGTGCCTACACCATTGGCGAGCAAGGTGTCGAGCAGACTGGCAGACGAGATGTCTGCGAGTTTCAGGGTAGGAACGATTGCACGATAGGTGTTTGCATTGATTGCTGTTGCGAGTTTCATAGATAGCTCTCCAAAAGAAAAACCCCGCAACTGGCGGGGCGACAGAACGACTGAGTTCCCCCAATCGATAAATCTATTATAGCACAAACAGGTTTGGCAATACCCTTGACACGATAAATGTGAATACCTTAGACCCCACCGTACCCCCATGACCCCATATGTCAGCGAGGCATGCGTCGTTGTGTGAACACTATTCCCCTCCGATTCTCAGCACTTCTGTAATACTTAATACCCCATAAATTTTATAAAAATTCCAAACAACCTTTGTCAAACGTTGGACAGCAACACCCATAAAAAAACCCCCCGACATTGCTGACGAGGGGTGTTAACAGTTGGGTCACAACTGAGGAGAGAGCAAGTGCTTGCGCAACTGCTGGAAATAAGTGTACACTGCACTCCAACGCGCAACAACCCTGTGAAAAAACACAGCTATAAAAATGTTGGAGCATTTGGTGCAGTTTTCCCCAGACGACGCCGGTCTGGACGATTTTGTAAGTATTGCAGCTGTATCGTCAGCGGATTTACTGTCGGCGCAAATAGCCACGGCAGAGTTACTGGATGAGTTGGGTGTCACGCCGGATGACCAGATAAGTTACGAAGCCCAGACCCACGCGGCCCGCGACGCTTTCAAAGTGGTGATCGCCGACCAAGACTCTGAAGAACAGAAAACCAAACTGCTCCAATTAAAGACCCCCGCCGCTGTGCGCCACATTACAGGCATGCTGACAGCATATGACTGGGAATTTGTACAGATGGCCAAAGAACTCCGTGGGTACACGGTGGCCAAGTTGTTTGAGGAAACCCAATCCCCCAACGCCAACATCCGACTGAAAGCCTTGGGCCTGCTTGGTAAAGTCACGGAGGTTGGGCTGTTCACCGACAAGATTGAAGTCAAGAAAACAGACCTGACCGACGAAGAGATCGACAAGAAACTCAAGGACAAGCTTGCCGCCTTCATGGGCGTGCAGGATGTTGAAGCCGTGGAAGACATCGAAATAAACGAACCGCCTAATGAAACTCAGCAACCTGACGCTCAGCCCGACTGAAATTCAGGCAATCCAAAAAGCCCTCCCCACCATGTCCCTAGCAGAGAAGGTGGAGTTGATGGACGTGTTGGAGGAACGTGAAAAACGTTACAAACTGGTGGCCGGTCGCACGGACATGATTAAGTTTGCCCAGCACGTTTACCCCGGGTTCAAGGTCGGGCCACACCACAGAAAGCTGGCCAAGATATTCCAAGACGTGATTGATGGCAAGAAAAAGCGCGTCATCATCAACATCGCCCCACGGATGGGTAAGTCGGAGTTTTCCTCATACCTGTTCCCCGCGTACTTCCTTGGCAACTTCCCAAACAAGAAGATCATCATGGGAACGCACACCGCGTCGCTGTCTGAAGATTTTGGACGGCGAGTTCGTAACTTACTGGACGACGACCAATACCATGAACTCTTTCCTCAAACACTGGTGGCAGATGACCAGAAGGCTGCTGGAAAATGGTCTACTGCTGCTGGTGGTCAGTATTACGCTGCTGGTGTTGGCGGTGCTCTCGCTGGTCGCGGAGCTGACCTTTTTGTTATTGACGATCCGCATTCGGAACAGGATGTAAAGGCAAACAGCCGACTGGCGTTTGACACCGCGTGGTCTTGGTTTCAAACCGGCCCGTTGCAGCGGTTGATGCCGGGCGGGGCGATCATTGTCATCATGACGCGCTGGGGGCCATTGGACTTGACCGGACGGCTGATCGACTACCAAGTAAAGAATCCCGACTCCCCTACATGGGAGATCGTGGAGTTGCCCGCCATACTGAACGAGAACACGGATAACGAGAAGTCACTCTGGCCAGAACAGTGGCCGCTGGAGGCGTTGCTCAGTGCCAAGTCCTCAATGGATCCTCGGTACTGGAACGCGCAGTACATGCAGCAACCCACATCGGACTCTGCCGCCATCATTAGTAGAAAGCACTGGCGCATCTGGCCAAGCGACACACCACCGGACTGTGAGTACATCATCCAGAGCTGGGATACGGCGCACGAGACAAAGAGCACATCTGACTACAGTGCATGCACAACGTGGGGCGTGTTCTACAACGAGGAAGAGAACAGCAAGGCGCAGGTCATACTGCTGGACGCGTTCAAGGACAGGATGCCGTTCCCTGAACTCAAACAATCGGCCTTCAAACATTGGACGGAGTGGGAGCCTGATGCGTTCATCGTGGAGAAGAAAGCCGCTGGTGGCCCCCTGATCCAAGAGCTTCGGGCGATGGGCATCCCTGTACAAGAATTTACACCCAGCCGTGGAAACGATAAGATGGTGCGTGTCAACGCCGTGGCCGACATGTTTGCGTCTGGCTTGGTATGGGCACCGGACACACGCTGGGCACGCGAAGTGATTGAGGAAGTCGCGGCTTTCCCTGTGGGGGAGAACGATGACTATGTGGACACGACCACCCAAGCACTGCTTCGAGTCAGACAAGGCGGCTTCATCAGGATTGACACGGATGAAGCAGACGAACCCCGATTTTTCAAACGCCGAACTGCGGCGTACTACTGAGGATAAATGATGGCCACCAATATAGATAAAGCCTTGTTTCAACAACCCCAAGGTATCGGGGAGCTGGCGCAAGACGAAGAACCGATTGAGATCGAGATCGTTGATCCAGAAGCGGTCAACATTGAAATTGGCGATTTGGAACTGAGCATTGTTCCCGGAGAAGATGACAAGTTCAACGAGAACTTGGCCGACACGCTGGACGAAGATGACATCATGTCGATGGCCGGTGACTTGGCCGGTGACATTGAGCAGGATAGGAATTCGCGCAAGGACTGGGAGAAAGCCTACACCGAAGGTTTGAAACTGTTGGGCCTTCAGTACGAAGAGCGCACGGAGCCGTGGAACGGAGCGTCTGGCGTGTTCCACCCCATGATTACCGAAGCCGTGGTGCGCTTCCAGTCAGAGACCATCACCGAAACATTCCCAGCCCAAGGCCCGGTGCGTACAAAAATTCTGGGCAAGGAAACGCCTGAGAAGCAAGAAGCCGCTGTACGTGTCCAAGAAGACATGAACTACGAGTTGACAGAGGTGATGCGTGAGTTCCGCCCCGAGCATGAGCGCATGCTGTGGAGCTTGCCAGCCACTGGCTCGGCGTTCAAGAAGGTGTACTACGACCCCAACATTGGCCGTCAGGTATCTATATTCATACCGGCAGAAGATATCATCTTGCCGTACGGCACGACAGACTTGGACACTTGCTACCGTTTGACACACGTCATGCGCAAAACCAAGAACGAGATCATCAAGCTGCAACAGGCAGGTTTTTACCGCGACATTGAGTTGCCTGATCCCAGCAAAGACCAAGACAACATCAAGAAAGCCAAAGACAAAGAGACTGGGTTCTCTGACCTGAACGACGACCGTTACACGCTGTATGAGTGCCATGTTGACTTGGTGCTCAAAGGCGACGAACTTAAAGACGACGATGGCGAGCCGACAGGTATTACAAGACCATACGTAGTTACCCTAATAAAAGGCTCGAACGATGTTCTGGCCATCCGTAGAAACTGGGAACAGGAAGATCCACTTGAACTTAAACGATAGCACTTTGTTCACTACCAATACATTCCGGGTTTTGGAGCGTACGGCTTCGGCTTATTCCATCTCATTGGAGGGTATGCCAAATCTGCCACGAGTCTCATGCGCCAGCTTATTGACGCGGGTACTCTCTCAAACCTCCCCGGGGGACTCAAATCCCGTGGCATGCGCATCAAAGGTGACGACACACCAATCGCACCCGGAGAATGGCGCGACGTAGATATTGGCTCGGGTGCACTGAGAGACAGCATCCTGCCTCTGCCATACAAAGAACCAAGCATGGTGTTGGCTGGGTTGATGGACAAGATCGTGGAGGAAGGCCGCAGGTTTGCCGCCACTGCCGACATGAAGGTGTCGGACATGTCTGCCCAAGCGCCCGTGGGCACCACACTGGCTCTTTTGGAGCGCCAGCTAAAAGTCATGAGTGCCGTGCAAGCCCGTCTGCACTACACGTTCAAACAAGAACTGCGTCTGCTGGCCGCAATCATCCGCGACTACACAGACCCTTCGTACGACTACGACCCCATCGACGCACCGCGTAAAGCCAAGGCTGCTGACTACGACCATGTAGACATCATCCCTGTGAGCGACCCCAACGCAGCAACCATGAGTCAGCGGGTTGTGCAGTACCAAGCTGTGATCCAGATGGCACAGATGGCTCCAGACATTTACGACTTGCCCCAGCTTCACAGACAAATGCTGGCGGTGTTGGGCATCAAGGATGCCGACAAGCTCGTGCCCCTGCCAGACGACCAGAAACCGAAAGACCCTGTGTCTGAGAACATGGCCGCTCTGCGTTTGGAGCCACTCAAAGCGTTCTTCTACCAAGATCACCAGTCACACATTCAAGTGCACATGATGGCGATGCAAGACCCAATCGTCATGGAGTTGGTCGGACAGAACCCCAAAGCTCCGCAGATTCAAGCGGCAATGATGGCCCACGTTGCTGAGCACGTTGGCTTTGCCTACCGTCAGAAGATTGAGCAGCAGTTGGGTATGCCCCTGCCACCGGAAGATGAGAAGCTGCCGCCAGAGATGGAGACACAACTCTCAGGAATGATGGCTCAAGCCGCACAGCAAGTGCTCCAGCAAAGCCAAGCGATGGCTGCGCAGAAGCAAGCGCAGCAACAGCAACAAGACCCGCTGATCCAGATGCAGCAGCAAGAGTTGCAGATCAAACAACAAGAGTTGGAACTTAGAAGACAAGAAATTGAAGGCAAGCTCGACCTTGAGAACAAGCGGTTGGACGTCGATGCCATGAACAAGGCTGGCCAACTCAAACTACAAAAACAAAATGCCGAGATAACGGCATTTGCAAAAGCTGGGGATATAAAGACCAAGCGCGAGCAAATGCAGATGCAGCAACGCAATCAACCAAAGGAGAAGCCAACTAAATGATTTCAGAATTCGCACGCGTATTGCGCGAAAAATTACGCACCGACATGAACAACTACGCAGACGACTGCGCTGGTGGTGGGTGTCGCAGCTTTGAAGAGTATCAAAAACTTTGCGGTGTTATTCAGGGTCTAGCTATCGCAGAGCGTTATCTACTTGACCTTGCACAGAAAGTTGAAGAATCCGATGAATGACACCGTTCTAGAACCGGGGCAGTATGCCCTGCCTGAAGCAATTCAGCCCGTCGATGCACCCGCAGATGACGCAACAAACGAAGAAAAAGCCACCATGCTGCCAGAGCCAACAGGCTGGAAGCTGCTGTGTGCAGTGCCCGACATCTCTGAAAAGATTGACGGTACAGAGCTTGATCTCGTGAAAGCCACATCCACCCTGCGCCAAGAAGAACACGCCACAACTGTTCTGTTTGTGCTCAAGGTCGGCCCAGACGCGTACAAAGACCAAACCAAGTTCCCCGCAGGCGCGTGGTGCGGGGTAGGTGACTTCGTACTCGTGCGTACCTATTCTGGTACACGGTTCAAGATTTTTGGAAAAGAGTTCCGGCTCATCAACGATGACCAAGTGGACGCTGTTGTGCAAGACCCTCGTGGGCTAACCCGCGCTTAAAGGAGCAAATATGGCAGAGCAATACAAGTTCCCCGACGAACTTGATGACGACAAGAACCAGAAGGTTGAGATTCAATCGGAAGAAGATGTCGAAATTGAGATTGTTGATGACACCCCTGAAAAGGATCGTGGCCGTCGCCCCCTTGATCGGGAAGTAGAAGACCCGACAGACGACGAAATTGAGTCATACACCCAAGGTGCCCAGAAACGCATCAAAGAACTGACCCATGCCCGCCACGACGAACGCCGTGCCAAAGAGTCTCTTTTGAGAGAGAAGCAAGAACTTGAGCGTCTTGCACAGCACTATGTTGAGGAAAACAAAAAACTCAAACAGTACGTTCACACTGGTACAGAGCAGTACGGAGTTATGGCCAAGACTGCGGCTGAAGCTGAATTGGACAAAGCTCGGCAAGAGTACAAGGCCGCAC